AGGCAGGTCAAAGCATTCCCGGTATTAAATTAGTTCATGGTCGCGGTTCTCGTGTTTGGTTACTGTCGGAAGATGAGATGGCCGAGAAGCTGGTCAAGATGGGCATCCCGAAGTCTGCTGTCTACGAAACCAAACTCGTCACACCCGCCAAGGCTGAGAAGTTGACATGGGAAAAGCGTGACGGAACAAAGATGCAACTGTCAGACCGCCAACTCAAGACGATGGAAAATGAGTATGTTGTTAAGTTGGCGGGTAGGTTGACCGTAGTTCCGGAATCAGACAATCGCCCCGCTGTTATAAATAACGCTGCGCCGATGTTTAACGCAGTCGAGGCAGCACCTGCTGCCGAATCCCTGCCCTCGTGGCTTTCTTAACTTAACGATGGGTCTGCCAAGAGCACTTGGACGGCAACCATACGGTGAGCTACTTAATTGGAAAAAGTAACAGGATTACAGCCAGTGCGGGCGACGCTTAAAGCGTGGTGTACGGTGACGACTCACACATCTTATGATGGGGTACACGAAACTGCGAAATGACCAATTATGTAGAAATGCTCACAGGTGGGTAATCAATCCCACACCCGTCACCTTTATTTTTAACTGGAGTAAATGTAATGTCCGATATTATTTTTCTGAGCAATGTTCGTCTGTCCTTTCCTCATCTTGCTGAACCACAGCGACAAGTCAACGAACAAACGGGTAAAGAGCGCGTGTCGTATAACTGCGAGTTCATCATGCCGCAAGATCATCAAGGCTTTCAGCAATTCATGCAGAAATATGGCGCTATGGCGTTGGAGAAGTGGAAGGAACACGCTCAGACCGTTATGGGCATGATTCAGAATGATCGTAAGCTGCGCTGCTTCGGTCGTGGTGAAGAGAAGGTCAACAAGAAGACCTTTCAACCTTACGATGGGTATGCTGGTCATACTTTCATTACAGCCGGTCGTGACTCGCAGCCACAGATGATCCAAGCTGACGGTAAGCCTGTGGACGCTGGTAACACGATGGCATATCAACAACTGGCCCGCAAGATGTACGGCGGTTGCCGGGTGAACGCTGCCGTCAAGCCGTGGCTTCAAGAAAACAAACACGGTCGTGGCATCCGTTGCGATCTAATTGCTGTGCAATTCTTTGCTGACGACACACCGTTCGGTGAGGGTGCAGTGGATGCATCGAACCTGTTCGGTGCCGTAGCTGGTGCCCCCGCTGGCATGTTTGGTTCTACCGCTGCTCCGGCTGCGGCTATGGGTCTGCCACCGTTCATGATGGGTCAGTGATCAACCGGGGGCTTCGGCCCCCTGTTTGCGAGTAAATGTAATGAGTAACGACTATGTCTTCGACATCGAAACCTATCCAAACGTGTTCACGCTGGCAGTGGAACATGCGGACGCCCCGCTGCGCTGGATGTTTGAGATCAGCGACTGGCGTAACGACTCCCGCGAGATTGTTGAGTTTTTGACTTACCTTAAACAGACCAATGCTCGCATGGTCGGCTTTAATAATTTAGGGTTTGACTACCCCGTCCTGCACACCCTGATCCGCATGGGTCACAGTGACGCCGATACGTTGTATCAAAAGGCGCAATCAATCATCGGGTCGCAGGATGAAGACGGTAGCAAGTGGATGCATCTTGTTAAACCGTCTGATCAATTTGTTCCTCAAATTGATTTGTTTAAGATTCACCACTTTGACAACAAGGCACGCGCCACTAGTCTCAAGGTGTTGGAGTTTAATATGCGATCCGACACCATTGAGGACTTACCGTTCAAGGTGGGCACCAGCCTAACTCGTGAGCAGATTAAAGTGCTCAAGCAGTACAACCAGCATGACGTGGTGCAGACCAAGGCGTTCTATCACAAGAGCATCGACATGATCCACTTCCGTGAAGAACTGACGCGCAAGTACGCCCGGGACTTCATGAACCACAACGACACCAAGATCGGCAAAGACTACTTCGTCATGAAGCTAGAAGAAGCCGGTGTGGCCTGCTACGACTTCGGCCCCAAGGGTCGCACACCTCGGCAGACCAAGCGTCCAGTGATCCACCTCAAGGATGCCATCCTGCCGTGGATCAGCTTTGAGCAGCCCGAATTTAATCGAGTGCTGGACTGGCTCAAGGCGCAATCAATCACAGAAACCAAAGGCGTCTTCACTGACCTGACGGCCACGGTCAACGGGTTCACTTTTGTCTTTGGCCTCGGCGGCATCCATGGCTCCGTCGAATCGGAGGTCATTGAGTCCGATGATGAACATGTCATCGTGGACCTCGATGTCACCTCGTACTACCCGAACCTTGCCATCGTCAACGGGTTCCACCCGGCCCATCTTGGCAAAGAGTTTGTCAGCATCTACAAGCACCTGTTCGAGCAGCGCAAGCAGTACCCCAAGAAGTCCGCAGAATCCGCGATGCTGAAGCTGGCACTCAATGGGGTGTACGGCGACTCCAACAACCAGTTCAGCGTGTTCTACGACCCGCTGTACACCATGACCATCACGCTCAACGGTCAACTGCTGCTGTGCCTGCTGGCCGAAGGGTTGATGACGATCCCCGGGCTGCAACTCATTCAAGTGAACACGGACGGTCTGACCGTGCGGGTGCCCCGGAACATGAAGGTGTTGGTCGATCTGGCCCGAATGGCGTGGCAGGAGCGCACTGGCTTGAACCTTGAAGAAGCCATCTACAAGGCCATGATGATCCGCGATGTGAACAACTACATTGGTGTGTTCGATCCTGCGTTTGCGAAACCCGGTGACCCGACTGTCAAGCGCAAGGGTGCCTATGAGTGGAAGATGGGCTGGCACCAGAACGCCGGGGGTCTTGTGATTGCCAAGGTCGCCGAGAAGGTGCTGGTCGAGGGTGCGCCGATCCGTGAGACTGTGCAGCAGTGGCCCGATATCATGGACTTCATGCTTCGCACCAAGGTGCCGCGCAGCAGTTATCTGGCAATCGAGTGGGACGGGCAAGCCCCGCAGCAGTTGCAGAACATCACGAGATATTACATCGCTGAAAACGGCGGACGCCTGTTCAAGTACATGCCACCCTTGAAAGGTAAAACCGAGTGGCGAAAAATTGGTGTCGAGAGTGGGTGGAATGTTCAGCCATGTAATGACATTAAAGACGCGGGCAAGTTACCTGTAGATTTTGATTACTACGTTCGCGAAATCGAAAAACTTTGTTTGGGGTTAGCATGAAAGCACGGGACATTCAAATCGGCGGTGACCATTACAAGAACATGGGAGTTGAACCTTGGGATGTAGTTGACACATGGTCCATTGAGCAACGTATTGGGTTTTATCGTGGCGGTGCGCTTAAGTATCTAATGCGCATGGGAACTAAAGACGAAAACGTTCAAGAGATCCGCAAAGGTGCGCATTACATGCAAAAGTTAGCCGAAGTGTTGCAAGAACGCGATGATGATCTTAAACATCAACTTGATACCGGATTTCGTGATGCTTGAGAAACAAATCGAAGCCAAGGTCTGCGATTATGCTAAGACCAAAAACGTACTAGTTTACAAGTTCACCAGTCCCGCTCGTGCTGCGGTCCCTGATCGTTTGTTCATTCGGCCCGATGGTCGTATGTGGTTTTGCGAGTTCAAGCGCGGGGGTCAAAAGCCCACTGAAGCGCAGGAGCGCGAGCATCATAGGTTGCGTCAGTGCAAAGTGTCGGTTTTCGTGGTGGACAACGTAGAAGACGGTAAGGCGATGGTAGATATGATGGTGATGGGATGCTGACACCTGACTTACTCCACGACTACCAAAAAAAGGCGGTTAACTTCCAGTCCACGCACCATCACTCGATGCTGTGGCTGGACATGGGTCTAGGTAAGACCGTGATCACACTGACCAGCCTCGCGCATCTGATCAAGACCGGCTTCCTTCGCGGTGTGATTATTGTGGCTCCCATCCGGGTCATTCGGCTGGTGTGGCGGCAGGAGGCTGCGAAGTGGGAGCACACCAAGCACCTGCGGTTCAGTATGGTGGCGGGCACCAAGGACCAGCGCACCCGCGCTTTGCTGCGCCCCGCTGACGTGTACATGATCAACTACGAGAACCTTGGGTGGCTTGCTGAAACCTTGCAGACGTACTTTGTGAAGAAGGGCAAGCCGATGCCTTTCAATGGAATCATCTGGGACGAAATCAGCAAGATGAAAAACAGTGCCACAAACCGGGTAAAGGCGTTTCGCAAAATCGCTGATCAGTTCGATTGGACCACGGGATTGACCGGCACCCCTGCCAGCAACGGCTACAAAGACCTGCACGGTCAGTTTCTTGTGGTGGACAAGGGTGAGCGATTGGGCACCAGCAAGACGCAATTTAAGACCCGGTTTTACAAAAAGGTCGGACCTTACAAGGAAGTGCCGTACGAGGACACCGAGGACACTATTAAAAAGCTGATTGGTGACATCACTTTGGAGATGAGTGCCGAGGACTATAATCCGTTGCCTGATTTAATTGTGAATAACGTAGAGATCGAAATGCCCGATGATCTGCGGGCTAAATACGATAGGCTGGAGAAAGAATTCTTCCTCGTGCTTGATAGTGGTAAGGAGGTCGAAGCCTTCAACCAAGCGGCCTTGACTAATAAATGTCTTCAATTCTCCAATGGCGCAATGTACCCAATTGCCGGGATGCCGTTGTGGGAACCAGTGCATGACATGAAGCTGAACGCGCTGGAGGACATCATTGACGAGGCCCAAGGCTCGCCAATCCTGTGCGCCTACGCTTACCGCAGTGACGCCGAGCGCATCATGGAACGGTTTAAAGCGCTGCGCCCGATTAACCTAACCGAATGTAAGAGTGAATCGTCTTTAACTAACGCAATGCACCGATGGAAGACGGGCGACTGTTCGCTGATGATCGGCCACCCTGCAAGCATGGGTCACGGCATCGACGGCTTACAGAAGAACGGTCACATCCTTGTGTGGTATGGCCTCAACTGGTCGCTGGACTTGTACGAGCAGTTCAATGCCCGAGTGCGCCGACAAGGGCAAGGGGCACCCGTAATTTGTCATCGCATTCTGATGCAGAACACACTAGATCAGGCACAAGCGATGGCACTCGATGAGAAAGCTACAACTCAAGCAGGACTGCGCAATGCAGTCAAACAATATCGTCAATCTAAAGGAGTTTGAAATGAGTTACGCGGAAATTGAAATGAAAATAGTACAGTGGGGAGAAGCCCGTGGCATTGTGCAGAACGCTACCGCAATGTCACAAGCTATTAAGACACTTGAGGAAACCACTGAATTACTGGACGCAATCAACAAAAAGAATCTTAGCGAGGTGAAAGACGCTATTGGTGACATTGTGGTCACGTTGATCATGGTGTGCGCTGTGCTGGATGTTAATTTAGTGTCTTGCTTAAAGGACGCATATGGTGAGATTAAAGACCGTAAAGGTCATCTGACAAAAGAAGGTGTATTTATTAAAGAAGTGTGATGCAGTTGTGTCACACTGAATTTAAAGGAGTAACTGTAATGATTCGTAATTTATACAACTGGTTAAAAAATGCATATTTGTCCCCAAGTGCCGAAACGATTGCCTTACGAGAATTAGAAGACGCAAGACGCAAATTGTTAGAAGCACAGAGCGGTCGTGAATATGCGACTTCTATGTGTAATTACTATGATGTAAAGATTAAACGTCTCACATCGTATTTGCACAATGCGACGGAGTTGTAATCATGACGCCACCACCTAAAAACAAAGGGCGGCGCATCATAAAAATAAACGCCATTACGCAGGCAAAGCTAATCGAGGCGATGCTAGACGGTGTTTATACATGCGCGGAGTTGTGTGATATCACCGGCCTATACTACTCGACGGTCCTGCATTATTGCCGAGAACTGCATCGCGCAGAGGCGGCGCATATTTGTGGATGGGCGAAAGACAAAAGAGGAAACACCACGTTAAGAATTTTTAAAATCGGACGCGGAAAAGACGCCAAGCCGAAAAAGCTAACAGGTGCAGAACGACATGCTAGGTGGCGACAAAAACAAAAATCTATTGAGTTAATCCACTTGTCAGCCGGAGATGGTCATGCGCAAGCGTAGTAAATATCGACCAAAGCGAGTATTGGCAAATCCACTCGGGTATGTCATTGAATCAATGATTCCGGTAGCTCACTATGAAAGCTATCTTGTAGACCTCAAAATAAAAAACAGTGAGGCAATGTGTTCATTGATAAGCGGGAAAGCGACAAAAGCCAATATTGACACGTTGGTCAATATGTCAAACATGACTGAAGTGCTGCATGAAATGGGATTCGGTAAAGAACATCACAACATCTGCACAGATGGGCGTTTTGCTATTTTCAGCATTGTACAGCGAGCCGTGAAACATGGTCGTTTTACACCCACCGGTCCAGAGATTCACATGCTTAATTCACTTATAGAATTGCACGATGCACAAATGAACATTGTGACAATACGCGACATTGAAAAAGCGTTAACGATCGCCCATCGCAAAATTACTCATGATAGAAACACGATGAAATTGCCATCCGTGCCGGAGATATTGAACTAGGGTGTGTTTTATTTACCCTTGCGTGCGTAAAACAGTGTACGGTCGCCAAACAAATAGAACCCAACCGCAGCCGCAAAATTATCAACCGCGTCACTAGGTTGACCGTTCAATTTTAACGCAGCCCATGTACCCAATACCGTCATGGCGACAACAGGACGCATAAGACGCACGGCAGCTTCAACCCACGGGTATGACGGGTTAGTTCCTCCGGCGTCGTTCATTGTTTTGAACATGTCTAAATCAAGCTGCCGCATTTTGACATACTCGTCTACGTTGACCGGCTTGTAAGTGTCCGTCTGAATAAACCGACCGATTAAAGATTTTCCCAAATCTACAGCCAGCGGTCCCAATGCAGCGAGTATGGTCAACGGGTCCATCATGGATATTCTTTACGCGGTAATTGAAAATGCGGACCATCTCGAAAAATTTTCCAATCGCCGCCCCATTCAATCGGAACACTGAGTTCATTCGCCGCTTCTTTCATTGCTGCGGCAATTTTGTAATACAGCGGCCAATCCCACCGAACTTCGTCTCCTACGTAAGCCCCAAGGTCAACGGCTTTAGCTAGACGATCGGGTCCGGGGATATGGCGCGAATTTAACGTTTGACTAGCCCCAATTGCCATTAGTGCTTTTTGACGTTCTAATGATCGCACTCCTTCGAGCACTCGAAAATTAACTGTCGTAATTTGAATAGCGCGCCTGACTACATTAACTAAATGAGGATGAACACCTTTCAGTCGCAGATCGCAGCGTTGACTCAGTTCGTGCATGATCAGTAAATTTTCCAATTGCTGAGAACAAACCCAAGAACGGCGGAAAAACACGAAATGACACTCATGCCGAACCAAAGCCCTCCTTTTGATTTATTGGCAAGTTCCAAAAGTTGCTCAAGTTGACGCTCCATCTTGTCTACTTTTCTATTCATGTCATGCACCTTTTGCCATAAAACCCCGTATTCAACGAGATTAATTTCAGCGCTATGGGACTCCATTCTGTCTTTCTCACCTAATGAATTCATTCTCAACATTTCGTTCAGGGGCCAGCATATTGACAGCAGCAGCGGTACCGCCTGTTACTGTCGCTCGGGATGGCGCGCTCCATTTTGTTGGGTCAGCAATAATTTGCAAAACGCGATTGCGTTCAGCCGCAGGTAATGACTCTAACAGATTTGCCGCCCCACTGGGTGTTTTAAGCGCCTCAGTAAGTGTTACCATTGTTTTCTGACCGATTTTGTTTTCCAAAATGTTCAACGCCTTATTAGTCGTTGCGGTCACAGCGCTCAAATAGGAAGGTAGACGAAACTTGCTCATACCTTGGAGCAGTAGTTCTTTAAGTGCTGTTTGACCACCCTCAACTTGAGATTTGATATTAGCATTGCGGATTACCTTGCTTGCTTCGGACTGTAGGGTACTTAATGTGTCTTCGGCTAACTCTACAGCGATGTTGTACTTACCCGGACCAAGAATCTTTTCCACGGCTTCGGGAGACTCGTTCTGCACGAGGCGCACAAACGCATTCTTGTCGGTTTTCCACAACTGCAATGCCTCACCGGTCAATTGTTTTTCGGCAATTTTTTGGGACAGTTTTGCGTGTTCCTTGAGGTATTCACGGTATCCTGCGCCACCTGCTGTTTCAATCGCATCGTCGATTGCGGGCTTGACACGACTTAGAACACCAGCGGCAAGATTTCGTTGACTGGTGGCATCCATGCCCGGACGAAGTTGCTGAATCGCAGCGTTCACGGAGTTTTTACGAATTGCGTCAAGAGCACGAGCGTCAATAATTCCACCGCTGCTCGTCCATTTAGCAATATCATCACTGACGTTGCGCAAGGCACCTAGCAGCACGTCGTTGCCCGCAAACTCGGGGTTATTTGCTACAGTTCTAAGACTGCGCACCAACGGCTCACCTTCAAGAGGCTTAATGCCTTGTGCCCGCAAAGCACCAGCGGCTTGATCGGCAAATCGAGCACCTTGACCTAAATCAAGCGATGCTTGCGCTGCTTTATTTGACCACTCATTGAATGCTTTTTCGGCCAATTCTCCGCTATAAGTGTATTTAGTCAGACCAACCGGCAAACCACGTTTGATTAGATTTAAGCGAGCACTGGCCTTCGCTAGATCACCCAGTTCCATAAAACGGCGAACTTCTTGCACCTTCGTAGCTGCCTGTTCACCGAGTTCTGCGGATAACCCTTCCAGACGAGCGACTTCTTTGCCCAGATTTGCGCGGTCAAGCGCAGCTTCACGCGTCGGGCTAGTGATAGTGCGGGCGGCTTCTTTTGCGGCTTCCGTAGTGCCTCGGGCTTCGGCAGCAGTAGTACCACCTGCCAATTTAGACAAAGCATTTAGAGAAACATCACCTTGGGATTTTTCCAACGCCGACAGGAATCGCGGGTCGCGGGCCGTGGCTCGGTCAATTAGAGCCTGCCATGTTGGACTATTGATGTCGGCAGTGGCCTGTGCGGCACTGACACCCTTACCTTGCGACGCCTTGAGTGCATTGAGTGCTTCGGGTAGATCCGGGCCGAGGGCATTTCGGGCGATGTCAGCAGCTTTATTTTTGGGAATTCGACGCAGATCGGCTAACTTGCCGACACCCTTCGCGATAATCGGACCAGCCACCCGACCACCAACTTCAAACGTAGCACCTTCAAGCACGTTACGCACCGGTTCAGTAATTTGAGCAGCGCCTTGGCGTGGAGATTTACCCCCCAAATACACATCGGCCAATTCAAGAACCTCTTTAGCTGCACTATAGCCAAGACCAGCACCAATAACACCACCTGTCGCCGCACCGGCAGCGGTTCCGGCAAACGGAATGACACTGCCCGATATGCCGCCAGCAGCACCACCAAGCAATGCGCCACCACCAGCACCCAATGCCTCAACAACCGGAGCAACGTATGGGCGTACTTTAGAATACAAATCAGCTTCTTGCCGAGCTGCCGGAATGCCTTCAGGGGCGGCAATACGCGGACGCAAGGATTCGGGCAGTTGCGGTACTGCGGATGCTGTAAGTTTACTTACGTCATACCCATTGGCTTGCAGCTTAGCCGTCAAATCGGCCTTGCTCATACCATCGGGCACTCCTTTGATGATTGTGCCATCGGGTAGACGAACATCCATTATTTCAGGCTCCCAAAGTCAATTACACCACCCGATGTTGGAGCGGCAAGTGCTGCACCACCGGCTCGGGCAGCGCGTTTCTGTGCGTTTTCAACACCTTTGCGAACTACATCTTGTAGGTCCATCGCGGCGCGGATAAATTCTTTTTCGTCCGTCGCTATCGACATTCGGTTAAAAGCGTCTGTACCTTTAGTGCCTTCTTTTTCGGAAATAGCGCCACCACCCTTGAGGGCTTCAAATGCTTCAAGGAACGAAGCACCTTTGATTTGATCAACACGAGCCATGAAGCCCGCAGCGTCCGTACCCGGGACAAGTCGAGCACCCGGCATCCAAGTAGCGCCCACGGCACTCTCAAAGCCGGGGTGAGGCTTGGAGCCTTCAATCAAACGACCCTTAGAATCGCGTTTACCTATCAATTCATCAATTAAGCGAATACCTTCTTCAGCACGACTGAGCACCTTCGGCAATGCCTGCATAGCCTGCACATCACCCTTCGCCATTGCTTCACCTGTGGCTCGGGCTGCACCCATGCGCTGCTGAAATACAGGATCGGCATCCCGACGGGCGTTTTCTTCCATCACAGCAACACGACGACCCTCGAGTCCAATTCGTAATCCTTCGTTCCGAATGCGCTCGGCTTCACCGGGAGCCATTGTCATACGGGCTTCTGTACCTTCTACCGTACGAGCGGGACCTTGCCCGAATTTTGGCATAGCGACTACTCGTGTCGCGCCTCCAAGGTTTTGACTAACAAAATGTTGCTCTAAGGCCTTGTCGGCCTCTAACATTAAGTTACGTGCGACTTCGGGTGAATACTGTTCAGGAATTACATTTACCAAACCCGGCAGATTTTGCAAAGTATAGTTGCGCCAATTTGCATACGACTCGGGTGAATTTACGGAAGGTAGTAAATCACGGGATTGTTTCATTCGAGCAGCCGCAACATCAGATGCCGCTTTTTCACCCTCGCGGGATTCCTTTTCACCCTTTAGTAATGATTCATAGACTTGACGACCAGCAGCACCGTAACCAAGCAATTGATTACGATTTTGAGCGGTCATGCCGGGTATAAATTCACGCAACCGATTACGTTCTTCAATTTCACGCTCGGCTTGCTGCATTTGCATTTGAGCCAAAGCATTTTGCTGTCGGGCTTGTTGAATTGCAGCCACACGGCCGTACTGAGTCAACGGGTCTTGAAGTTCAATGCCTTTAACACCAAGAGCAATTGCGGGATTGATAGGCATATTGATTTCCTAAGACTGGAACGGGCCAACTTCTGAGGGGTTTCGGTAGGTGTAATTGTACCCGTCTGCACCTTGACCAACATTAAATGTCGGATTCTGCTGCATCGCGTTCAGCATGTTCTGACCTTGTTGGTAATTCAGATAAGTACCTAAACCTTGAGTAAGTGCGTTAGCGCCTCCTACGTATCCCGAAGCGCGAGCAGCAGCGCTGCTCATTTGAGTGTCGCCCACATTGGACGCCATTTGCATACCAGCTTGACCGAGTTGTTGGGCTGTAGTTTGACCAACCCCGGCGAGAGACTGCAATGGTCCTAATCGAGCTTGACGTTCAGCCTGATACCGATTGAAAGCATTTTGGTATTCTTGAGATGCAATGTCTTGACCGAATCGTTGAATACCTTTCATTGCAGCACCAGACATCAGACCCCCTCGGGCAGCAGCCGATCGTTCTAGTGCTTTCATCCCCTCGGACATGCGAAAACCATAACCCGGGTCTTGCTGGAACTGTTGCATCCCGAACTGCCGATAGTCAGTCAATGGAATTAATTTATTAAGAGCTTGTTCACCGGCTTTGCGCCACGGTTCTTGCAACTCGACTTGCCGCTCGAACTGTTCCATTTGCAAAGCGGACGCACGATCCGCAGCACCTGCTTGAGTTGATGCCGCTTTTTTGGATGCACTAGAACCAAGCGCTGCTGCTCCGACGGCACCTGCCAAAATTGCGGTTCCGGTTCCTATTGCCATGACTTGACCTCTTTAATAAATGTACGCTCCATTGGTTTAAAACCTGCGCGGACATAAAGATTTTCCATCTTTTTTGATCGCTCATCTTCTAAAGCAATCATAAATAATGCTGTGGCGTTTTTTTCTTTCGACCATTGTTCAATTTGCTTGAACATTTCTTTACCTGCGCCGCTACCACGAGCAGCCGGAGTCAACCACCACCATAATTCCTGCACAACAAGAGCCGACGGGTTGAAATACAACGGATAAGCTATTGCCGCGCAAATACCAACCATTTGTTCATTAATTTCAGCTAACCAAACGCCCAAGCTATCGTTTTGCAATGACGACAAATAAAATTCCGAATACCCGGGAATGTCAAACTCAATTAAGCCGTGCATTGGCGATGCCGCGTGAAACGCTTTTGCCAATACAAGATAGTTTGGCAAATCAGATTCGGTGGCTTTGCGTACAATCACTGAGTCACCTCACGACCACTGACACGCATGTTGATAGCACTAGCGGTTCCGGCAATTGTACTAATAAAGTCGCCGGGGTTCAAAACTTGCCCCACCAGTTCGGGGAACGTGTAGACCTCGGACGGCTGAAGTGTTTTGGTTTTGGTGATCAAGTTGATGTCACCAGCGGACCCGGCAGTCGTGACAAGGTTTACCGAAATCGTTGCTGCTGTAGCGCTATAGTTGGTTGCCGTAAACTTATCAATAATAGTCGTTACATTGGTCGCCGTGTATTGAGTAGTCTGCACATTTTCAACGGTCTTGCCGGGAACAAGGTTTTTAACGAGAACTGTCATTTATTGAACTCCTTGAATTGTCGGAACAGAAACCATCGACACAGTTAAGATCACAGATGGTGTGGCGGGTCGAACAGGGCTTGTTTGCGCCCCGATGTACTGAATTGTAGTCGAGGCGTCTGTTGTCGCCCACATTAGTTCGACATACTCATTTTCCGCCAAGTCAATAAACAGATTTAACGCGCCGATTAAGTGACCGTCTATCGAACCATGTCTACTTGGTATTGAGAATTGACTGTTGCTGTCAGGCACGTCAGTTCCATTTTTGCGCATCCAAATATCAATATCGTGAACATTAGAATCCGTGTTAACCATTTGAACACTGAATTGCACATTGTACGTGCCGACTGTTTCACACCTAATTTTAGAAGAGCATGTGCCAGTGATGGTAGTTGATGCAACCGTTTGCGACACGCTGATTTCATAAGTACCCGTGCTACCGTCTGTACCAGTAAGCTGCGAAACAATTCGAGTCCCTGCTGTAACACCCGTACCTGTAATCACCATTCCCGGGTAAATTGGCCCGGATGTAATCGCTGTCACAGTCATGACAGTTGTGGCAATTGACGCCGTAAAAATCGCTGTGCGATTTTCTAGTGTCACGCCGTTACTGAATTGCGTGGTGTCATACAGCAACGGGTATGCTGTAGTCGTAGAACCATCTGGTTGATTAGCGGTACTATAAAACGAACCGTAAATAAAATGCGGCACCTGTGGTGTAAAAATAGGCTGAACCGCAAAAGCGTCAAGTTGCTTCTGCAATTCCGCAATTTGATTTAAAACATCATTCGGTTGTTGAGCTAATCCTTCAATCTGCTTCTGTAATTCGGCAATTTCAGATAACGAATCGTTTTGCGAAGGTGTCAGTTTTTCATCATCACAACACTGACTCTTTAACACATCGTCAATTGTTAAGGTCGGCGGTCCTTTTTGTACATCGTCAAGCGATATGCTGCTACCGCCTTGGGTCTGGAACAACGACAAAAAGAACATGTACCAGTGGCGTGACACATTTCCTGTACGCGGGTCAATAAACGCAACTCGGGGAGGCGTAATCGGAACATTTAACGGATTAGGCATTTGTCGGACTCACAGTTAATTCCGCACCAATGATTGCAATTTTCACCGGGTCCGTACCACTTACTTCGTACACCCTGTCACGAATTTTCATGGTCATACCTAAACGTCGCCAGATAGCACGACGATAAAATTCACCAATCTTGCCAATACTAATCCAATGCTCGTTGGACCATGTGTGCCCACCGTCGTCACTCCAACGAAGTACAACTTGTGGATCGCTACCTTGACCAAGATTTAGACCAACACCGGTTTCTAGATCAAGTTGAAGACTGTGTTGCGCGCTACGTTTAAGATTATTCTGACTCGTTGGCAATGCTCTCCATGATCGTAACCATTTTTGAACACCACCGTTGTCCGAGAAATCGTTTAAATCAAACGAATACACATTTGCGTTTTCGTAGTCCCCGACTAATACATCGCCTTGAAAGAATGCCTGACAGTTACTGCGATGACGAGTAAAGTCACCATTGTCGAATCCGGCTCGCTCATGCCATGCTTGCGTCGCCACGTCATATACCCAAGTCGTATCAGCTTGGGGGAATATCAGTACGTAGAAACTGTGGCCGTCTTGTTGGTACGTGTACCCAATTGCGTCCGACATGTCTTCATACTGCTGAATTTGCCATTCAACGGCATGAGTTGAAATGCGTTGACCGGTATAACCATTAGCCCGATAGACAATTCCTTGACCCCGAGCGTCTTTACCCAACCAGAAAAGACCATTGTCCATTTTGGCAATCGAATACGGAGCGGCGCAACCTATCTCATTAAAAGCGCCCTGAATGCGAGAAAGAGGAAAATCCGCGTTACCGCTGTCATACCACACCTCAACGGAATTGGTGCCAAAAACCCAAATTTCTCGATGGTCGGCAATAATGCCAACTACACCGTCAGGCGATCCTTCGGCTGAAGCAAAATCCAACGGGTCTATGCTCGTACCATCCAGCAATCCAGTTACCCAAATTTTTTGACTATTCGGCTCGTTGAATACGAAATATCCATCAAGATACGCCACTGTGACGGCACCGGGGAAGTCACCATCTGTGATTTGAGCAAACACGTTGGTTTGCGAATTGTAGATGTAGGACGGGCCATCGCAAGCAATAAATAACTGAATACCGTTGTCAACCATGCTTACGGGTCCGCTGGTGCCCGATACAGTACCCAATTCCGTCACAACGTAATTAGAGTCTACTTTGTACAGCTTGTTACGGCTAACCACGTACAAGTTGCCACCAAACACCCACATTCCGCGAATTGGTCCAGATCCTACAGATATCTTCAACTTAAGACCGGGCGCACGATTTAAAAACGCAGGTTCTTTACCGCCCTCGGGAACGAGTTCAGGAAACAAATTGATCATGCGGGCATCGGCAGCGTTGACGCTGCGAGCCACGTATGCGGAACCGAGAATCGGAGTCTTCATCAGAAGTTTCCGGCGTAGATGTTAAATCGTTGTTTATTTGCCACAACACCGTACGGTAAACTCATTACGTCGTTAGGATTATTGATGCGTTTGAGATTGCGCTTACTTGTCATAGCAATACGCCGCACTTGCGGTGAAGGCTCCACACCAAACTCGGGCGCAATCTCCATTGCCAAGTTATAAGCAAAAGCCCGCATGTACCCGGGTGGAAAATGCAATTCAGTTGATAACGTAGCAGGCTGCGTCAATTCTTGCACTGAAATGAAATGCCACTCCAAAACCTGTGTGGGCTTGGGGTAAACAAACATCTCGACATCGGGAAATGTCTCATTGACAAAAATGACTTGCGGAAAAGTAGACGTTGCTGTTTTAACCGCGATGCCGTTGTACTGGTCTTGATTGATGAACTTAATGCCGTACGACACACCACTGGGGGCGCGGTAGTACGTGGCATCATCAAGCAACACGGGGCGGTTGCCCACAAAGTCACCAGTGGGGCCAAGGGTGCGACGAATCTCGCCTGCGGGCCAACTAAATACTTGGTCTTGAGTGGCGTAAACAGACAACCGCTCGGTGTTCCACGAGTCGATCATTTGGTTCATCGCCAAAAGAGCGTCTTGACTGGTTGCCGCTGACGGAGTTTCCCCTTCGGCTAATACACCGAGCATACGCAAAGCCCGATTAATTTGATCGCCAGCGGTCGTTGCCATATCAGTTTCCTTCGGATTCGTCGCTTACCGAAGTCAGAAAATCGGGGACTTCGTTGGGCTGTTCGATGGGTTGTTGGGTCACTTTGCGGGTGTACTTGCGCTTGGGCGCTTCAGCAACCGGCTCAGGTGCCGCTACTGTCGAAGGTTCGACTGGCGTATCAGGATTGTACTCCGCCCACCCGTTTTTGACATCTTGTTCTATTTCCAGTTCATTGATTGCGACTTTGGCACCATGAATAGGGTGCACAAGAACAATGTTCATTCAAATCTCCATGTAAAAACGGGGCCGAGGCCCCGTTTCGAGAACCGCTAGATTAACCTGCGATGCGGTACAGCGACCAAGCACCAGCACCGGTTTTACGGGCGCGGAACGTGGCAGATGTGTTTTCCAGAACAACCATGTTGCCGACCAAAGTCCAGCCGGTGCCCACAGCAATCGTCACTTGATAAGCGGCGTCTTTGTTGCAGACCGAGAAGTCAAAAGCGGCATTTGCTTTTTCGGCGTTTGGGATAGCAGCTTCGGTCAGAGCGACCGTGGGTAGCGTAGCTGTAGCATCAGCGCCGGTGTCAACAACAAACAGACCAGTGGCTAGTTGGGCACCAGTTAGAGTTACATCACCTGTCACATCAGTCGGAGCAGCTTGAACAATCAGTTGAGCCTCGGACGGATTGCCCGCGCCGACTTGATAACCACCACCACCATTAGGAAGAGCCATGATAATTTCCTTTCAGTATTCAATTCAGAATGCTCCCGGTTTCCCGGGAGCGTTTCAGATTAGCCCCAGATACGGCAAGCCATTTGCGGACGGATCGTGTTGTAACCGTACAGAACGTCAACACGGCACGGCATACGGTCGTTGTTGATGTCGTACTGACGAACCACACGCAGGCTGATACCGTTGTGAACAGCACGGCTTGCCATGTCCACACCTTGCGGCAGAAGCAAGTCGGCAGTTGCAAACGCAATAGCGTCACGGTGATACACGAGATTTTGAGCGTAAGTGCCAGAAGCAGCACCAATAAAGGTCACGGCTTTGCTGTTACCCGGCAGGCTTACCACGGTAGCAAGAGCGTTGCCTGCCGAATAGATCGGAGCAACAGTAATGTTACCTTCGCCGCTGCCGCCCAAAGTTACATCAGCCAGAGCAACAAACTGGAACAGCGAGCCTGTGGATTCACGGGTTTGCGGGTTAGCCGCAAAGCAATCAGCCACGGTGAACACGTCACCAGCTTTAACAGTAGCACCAGCACCAGCACCGGTAATTGCGATAGTGGCAGCACCTTCAGCAGTTACCGCAGCCGAAGTGCTTCCACCGGTAGCGGTACGCGAGCCAACAGTGAAGGACTTGATCGACTGGCTCATGTTGACTTCTTCGTAGCCCAATACGTTCTCACCCATCATGCCATTTTTAAACTGGCGGGAGATTACATCTTGAGGATTGAAGAAACCAGACAAGCCGTTAACCAGCGCAGCGTTAGCGGCAGGGTTCACGGTAGCGTAGCGCGGCGACATAGTTGCTGCGTTTTCGTTCAGTTTCTGCTGGGCTTGCAGCAAAACCAAGGCAGTGCTAGGAGCAGCAGCAGGAGTACCAACCGAGTTACCGATTTGCCTGAATGCGTTGGCAACATCAGCGTCCACAGTGGAGGCCAACTGACTGATACGTGGCTTCAAGACACGCTCTGCAAAATCGTCCAACTGCATTGTCAGTTCGGCAGATGTGAAATTGATGCCGACATGCTTTTGCGACGCAACAGTCAAAGTGGTGAACTGTTCGTTGTCGTCTTGGGCTTGCAGAGCAGCACCGTCAGTCACCAGAGCGCGATCGGGCAGGCGAATACGCAGAGTGGAACCAATTTTCGCGCCTTCAACAGCAAAGCTGTCATCGTATTGGCGGTTTACGTTGCGGGTGATCACAAGATTATTCTCTAGGATTTCCAGAGCTTTACGTGTGATCATGTCAATGGTAAGAAGGCTATTTGCCATGATTGAGAGTCCTATTTAACGATTGCGGAGTGCCTGCATCTTTGCAATTTGTCGTTGACGCTCGGCGGCAATCCATTCCGAATCACTCATGGTCTTGATAGACCGAGGATCGGTAGTGTCAATAACACCGGGATTTACAGCACGGGCGCTTACTGGACGAATCGGTTCAGGCGCAGACGTTGTTTTCTTCTGGGGAGGCTCGGCGCCAAGTTTGGCTTCAATCTTCCCAATTTCACGTGCTTGCAAAAGTGGCGACAAGCGCGAAATGCGTTCAGCTTCTTTAGGATTGCTGCCTAGCCAATAAGCCAGATCAGGTCCAAGATCAGATGCTTTAATTGTTTCAGCCATTACATCAGTGACTCGAAGCTGCGGGTTGTAAGCGACTTGTTCAAAGTCGTCATACTTATTACGAGCTTCTTCTTCACGTTCAGCGTAGGCGTCTTCAACCTGAGCACGTTGCTTTTGAATCTCGCGTTGCGCAATCAGTTCTTCGGCTTTCTTTACGGCCAATACTTCCGCATAAGCCTCGGGAGACTCAAACTGATCCGCCGACGGAAGTTCCGCTGGCACCGATTGCCTCACTTGCATCTCTGCTTGCTTGGCTTGCTGTTCACGTTCCCACTTGCGTTGCTCTCTTGCGAGGCGTTTGCCAATCATCGCATCGAGTTCAGCTTGAGTAAATTTTTTCTCTTCCGCTGTCTCGACACTTTGATTCGCGACTTCCGGCGCGTCATGTGCCTGATCCGCAACGGCCGTCGTTGCAGGGGCTAGCGCGGAGTCAACTTCCGCTAGGTTTTGGACTTCATCGTTCATTGCATGTTCCACTGGAACCCCGGTCTGCTGGACCGGTACAGTTTGCTTCATCTATTACCGATAATAACTGATATTCAGTTTAGCACCGGCAACTTGTTCAATAAAACGGATTTTGCTCAAATCGCCATCATATTGCAATGGAATGCCTGTAGCGAGTGGCATACCGACGGACGCAGTAGGCGCTACTCCATCGTCACGCCAGCGAACACCCTGCGTTTCAGCAATAATCAATGCAAAAGCAGGAGTGCAGTTTAACCCGTTGGGGTCAGTTGACGGTAGTGTAAGACCAGTAGACGCATTCAGGCTAGTAATTTGCTGATAGCCTAAGCAGGTTGTGACAACTTTGAGCAAATTATTTGCCATTAAAATCTCCTTGGGGTGCTAAAAGATCGAAGTCGGTATGTTATTTCATACGATGCTTGCGGGGAAGCCCCGAAATCCCATCCATTGTTGTTGCCTGCATCGGTGTTACCTTGATCGACATATGCGTTCCACATTGCACCACCTGCGGCGTTTGAGTCGCTTACTGTCATGTTGGTAGCGTCGACCGTGTTTGATGCCTGCGACAGTGTGTATTGAGTTCCGGGAATAGAGCTTTGCAGTGTGATCGATGGACTACCCGCAATAATAAACGTGCCTGCTGTGTTGGTTGAGCCTGCCAAAAATTCAACTGTGCCAGAAGTAAGCGTAAGGGTTCGGGTCGCGCCAAGTGTCAATGCCTCAACAAATTTAACAATCGAACCTGTAGATGCAACGCCAACCGGGAAGTCAAACGTCTTACCGTCGGCTGTCACGGTTTGAGTGCCCGTAGAGCCACGGAACTCAAGCCCAATGGTTGCGGCACTTAAAGTCATGCCAGCACTAAACTTCAAGTTACCAAAGATGCCAACTGTGGTGCCGGGATTCATCGTATAAGTTCCAGCAAAACCCGTGAAATCTAAGTCACGAGCGCCACGAGCGTTTCCCGTGGTTGTGACAATGTCTGTGCCAGCGAGAACGTAAAAATCAAAAGCAGTATCCTCAGTCACACTAGCCACAAGACCGAGAGTACGAGTGCCAACTGCACCCGCATAATTCAACTCAATACGCCGAGAACCCGATACTGTCAAATTAACGGCAGACAGACTAAGCACGCTCGTGTTGTTTCCAGTTAAGACAATCTTTCCTGTACCAAAAGCCAGTGTTCGAGTGGTGTTGACGTTGGAGCTGAAAAGCCCGCAGGTAAATGTGTTGCCGTTTAAATTTAAACTCCCGTTGGTGAGTGTCAACGCCCTATTCGATGCGACGGTAACCGAATCTTGGAGCGTCCACTCGCCACCGACGCCGTTAAACACATGACTGTTCTGGAAAAGAAATCCATTCGTTGTGATGGTGTTTCCTGTTGTAGTTGACACAAACACTAAACCAACGCTCGACCCCCAAACTACACCAGCGGCAGCGTGAGTTAGATTTCCTGAAATTCTAACTGTACTGTTTGTATTAGAAAATGTCAGCGTTCCGGTTGCTGGCCCTGCTACATTCAAGCTACGGCAAAGCATGCTTGTCGTATCGCTGGGTGTTGTAACAATGTACCCGACTGCGCTTGACAATAAGTCGAAGTACACATCATCGTTAATGGTGGGAACAGAAAATCCGCCAGCACCGCCGGATGTGTCTGACCAATTCGCCGTGTTTGCAGAGTTCCACGTACCTGCGCCGCCTACCCAATAACGATCAGCCATTTAAACTTTCCCTTACTGGTTCCGTGATGACTCGACCGTCAGCATCGGTCCCGGTTCGTGTTACCGACATCGGTGTATTTAATCCTGTCTAAATTGTACTATTGAACACATATACCACCAGCGCAAATTACATCCGATACTGGTGTAAAAATTATGCTGTGTTATCACTGCGAGATATTTCTCGCCATGTTGTGCCCATAAACATCAACGTGATAGTGTCATCAACATGCGTCAAAGTAAAATCTCCAGCCAGCCGAAGATTTCCGACGCCATCTTTCAAAACCACATCATTGCTATTGCTTGCCGCAACAAGAGTCAGCACTCGTCCGTTGTAGCCACCATCAATTGTGCTTAAATCGTCCGAGGCCGCGCCTCCTTCAGTTGCAACTGTATGAACATCATTCCACACTGTAATTGCATCACTCGCAATTGTTAGCGAAGGCGGATTCGTCAATGTGTAGTAATTGCGAGCCGATGTTATAAAATTGCTCGCTGCCACACTGGAGAACGGGACCGGACATGATACAAACGCATTGTCGGTAATAAACGATGCTTTTGTCTGCCCACCGAAACGCACGGCGGAAGATGTCACGTTTTCAAATCTATTATTGGCAATCGTAAATCCCGCAATTCCAACCGCGCCGCTTGTCGAGGCGACAATTCCATAAAGAGGAATATTTTTAAATACGTTTCCAGTAATTGAGGCACTTAAAGCGGTGAAATTGTCATCAAAAACTGAGAGCCCACTGTTTGCCAAAACAGTGTCTACTAGGTTGCCAGAAAAAATAAATTCCCCGGTCACATCTGCAACCCTAATTGCTATGTCGCCGCTATTAAAGGAGATGTTATTGGAAAACACAACATTATGGTAACCCTGAATGTTGTAGTTATAGATGGCGCTGTTTCGACAGATGTTCCCGGTAATACTGGCTTCTTTTAAGTAGCCCGGAGCCAATGTATCACCAATCAAATTAAATCCAATCCCATCAGCGTCCCTCACGACGTTATTTGCGCAAACAAAGCCGCTACCGATTGTTACATCGTCAGACGTTCCGCTCATTGTTATTCCGTGCGCGTCATACACGCCATCAGTTACTGTTTCGTCTACAATGTTTCCAGACACAACGCACGAATTAATATTCGCCTTAGTGGATATTCCTCTCCCATAAGCGCGCACTATTCTGTTGCCAGTAACGACTACCCGTCCTGCGCCGGCGTATACCTCAATCGCGCCAAGTCGATTGGATGCGCATCGCCCGACATCAGTAAAAAAGTTGTTAGATATGATGAGTGATGTTGAGTTTGGTGTGCCTATTAGCACAGTTGCAATGCCGCAGATGCCTGCCGCTACGGGGCTTCTTTGAAGATCGAATTGATTGGCATCAATCAAACATTGAGACGCGCCGCCCAAAGAAATATACCTTGGCGCGAAAGCGGCGGTTCCTTCTTGACCGCCAAAAAAGCGGGAGTTAGCCACGGTTACGTAAGATAGTTCGGTGGCCACCGTACTAGAATCGACTCGGATAGCCGCAAATTCTTGGTTTTTAAATTCACAATTCAAAATGTTTATTTTTGATTGCGTGCCGCTGCAATAAATAATATTTGCGCTTTGTAATGCTGTTTGATTTTGCCAATTTCCGTCAAAAACCACATTTTCAAATTGCCAGCTTGAATTAGCGGTTGATCCAGAAAACATGCTTCCAGCAGTTGCATTCTTCTTTTTAATTGTTGCATCATTCGCATATAAAAATACCGTCGAAGGCAGTGTAATATTTGAAATTAAATAAATTCCATTTGGGAAAAATAACGCAGATTCCGTATTAATCGCAGCCTGAATTGCCGCCGTATCATCCGTTACCCCATCCCCAACAGCACCAAAATCTTTAACGCTAACAGTCTGGCGTAACTTAGCCTGAACAGTCGTGGCAACCGCTCCTGTGCCAGCAGGGTCATACTGAACCGCAGATGCGTTGGTGGCAATACCGGTTCCGTTGATTCCGGTAATGTTGTCCCAAGTTCCCAACGTAACATCAGCGCTGGTCATCAACACAAATTTATAACTGGCACCGGCAGTTAGCCAAATTTCTCCACCCGGAACACGACCAGCCGAATCCAAAATAATCGGATTAGTGTGCGCAACATTTCCGGCAGACGTTGTATAAGTTGTCTGCGGAGTCGTTGTGCCAGCTTGATACGACCACAGTTTTCCACCAGATAACGTATTACCAACGTTGTCAAAAAACTGTTGCCCTGCTCCTGCAAGTGCGGAAAGATTGACCGTCATTTAAATTTCCTATGCTAAAAACTTTAATTTGTAAAGAGTGGACAGATAAAGTCCAACGATCTCATCAATAATGTTTTGAAGCGGGGTATCGGTTTTTTCACAAACATCAAACCGCATCTTCTCGATATCGGCCATTGAATCTTCAAGAAACTCGACAATGTTGGTTGTTTTTTTAGCCGACATCAAGCTAATCGGACCAATTAAACCATGACGACCTTGGTATGCTTCAGCAAACTTATCAGCTAAATCCACAATTTCATCATAAAACGAATTTAGAGCAGAATGTTTAGCAAAACTGCGGGTGTTTAGATGAACGGAATGCGCGACATCCCGTGCCAGAAACAACGTGCCCACGAAATCAGCGCATTTCATTCATCTCTCCTTGCTCGGGCATTCCACCCATCTGTCCCATTGATTCCATTTGCGGAGTTTCACGCATTTCGGGCGCACTTGCAATTAAATCACCCGTGTCAACAGCGGCTGCGATTGTACCCATCACAATATCTTGAATCTGTTCGGGCGTCATGCTGGCCTGCACTGCACTAATGCGCTGTGTTTCAGCCTGATACGCTTTAACCTCTGCCTCATATTCCTTGATGTCCAGATCACGGGCTTCCATGCTCTTGTTGACGTTCTGAAGCATCTGGAACATGTTCTGCATTTCAGCTTGCATTGCTTGCATTTGTTGATTTGCAGCAACCAAAGCCGGATTATCTTCGTCGGCTAGAACTTTGGGGTCAAGGGTTTTCTGGAACCGTTTGGCAAGGTCTTGCGCGCCGGGCCAGTCCATGTTCTTGACAAACAAATCGCCAGCCACTTGCCATAGTTGCGGATTACCTTGCAACAGTTGAGCCATTGATTCCAATGCTTCTTGACGCTTGGTTGCGTAACCGGGACCAGTAATAACGCGCACGTCGTATTTACCGACTGACGGGTTATAAATTTTGTCAATGACGACACCTTCTTGATTCACGATCTTCTTGACCGGTTCCTCTTGCATCGGGTTCATCTTGACGGTTGACGGTTCGCCGTCTTCACCAATGATGCGAGCAATGCGTTCGGTGTCGTAAATCTTAGGAATCAAATCCACCAGTTGACGACCAACATGGCGAATAGCGCGGGCCAAATTATCCACATAATGATAAGTTCCTACGTCTCCCTCACGCTGACGCGCAAGGATTGCTTTGCCGGACCGTTCATTACTTGTCATCCCCAAGGATGCATTATATTGACCGGTTGCTGATTTTATATCTTCGGATGCTCCTGCTTTTGCCTGCAACAGCCCACTAGAAGCCATTGGCGGTTGCGCTCGCTGCGGTAACGGTAGAGTATTACCTTGACCATCTGTAACGTCGGGATTAACTTCAAGATACGGCCAATTTTGAGTATTTGCAGTCTTCCACTGTTGCTCATAGCCCTCAAACTGCCCGCCGTATCCGATAAACGGAGCTTTGGGTGCCAATGCCAGCATTTCAGCTTCTTGCGACACCCAGTAGTTGTACATACGTTGCGCGTCTTTAGCATTTCGCACCAGACCGCTCACATATACTCGACCGTCGACTTCAAATTCGTTACCGACTACCCGCACCACAGGAATATACGAGCCTGCCCAATCACGTTCCTCAAGAACCTCGTAGCCATTAATCTTGCACCATTTGACCTTTTTACGATCCGACATGCGGGAACGCAACGGCTTGCCAAACATGGCGCGCAACGATTTATCTTCAGGAGTGCCATTAAAAGCGGTCACATTTCCCGGGTATAGGTTCAGTGTTGCTTTTTCATACTCGATGTAAAAATACTCAGCGATGCGAACAGTGTTCTCACTGATCCACTGACTTATAGACTGATCGCCAACACCCAGTGACATAAGGGTGTTGATCGGAGCCGCGTTGGGATATAGACGCTCGTATTCAACTTTGGTCATGTCCTCTGTGATAAAACACCAACGGGCGTCAGCACCGGTCGGGTCTTGAATCAAAGGGTCCATGTAGACCGAAAAACTATTACGAATGCGTCCAATCTTAATATCTTGATCAAAGGTTTCTTCGTCGCAATACTCGGTCAACAGACGAATATAACCTTCACCGTAAGCAACTTGATTTTCGCACGATGTGTCGTACGCAACATCGGCGTCAGAGATGTATTCAATGTGGCGAATTACACCGTTGTAGACTTCAGCCATGTCTACATCTGACTTATCATCCGCAGGAATTACTTTAATTCCCGGACGATTCATGCGCTGTTCATTGGTGATCTGCTTGACGTGCTGTGGTAATTTGTTAATGGTCAAGCAAGGACGAGCGTTAATAGTCTGACCCTGAACCGCACCACGAGTTTGAAGCACATCAGCGGGCCACTGCCACTGATTATCAGGAGAGCCTGCGTAGAACCGCAGATCGTCAAGTTCACTTTCCCGCGTTTCAGAAAACGCTGAAATCGCCATCGTCATACGTGAGCGGGCGACGGTAAGAATGTCTTCAGAGCCGCCTTTTGACGGATGCGGTCCGTTTTTTGCCACATTTGATGCGGCTACGATTCCGATAGTGTCTTTCATGCGTCAAATACTCCGAGGGTGTGCGCCTCTCGCATTACGAGAAGGTCTTCGCCTTCCCATTGTAAGTCCTGACCGATAGAATCTCCAAATAGCACACGATTGCCCACTTTTACATCCTTGGCGGCAGGACCAGCAGAGACAACTACACCAGTACCAGTTTGCTTTTGTCGCAAAAGAACAAAAAGGTCATGTTTCTCCATATCAGGACGAACAATAAGGCAGTCTTGTGTGGCTTGAAGTCTCATTTTTTACTTTTCATCGGGGATTTTTTAGCGGCCTCGCGCTTGACGCTGTACGCAATGGCAACTGCTTGCTTAATGGGCTTTGTTTTAGCCTCAGCCGCCACGTTTTTTCTGAATGCTTCTTTCGAGGGACTTTTGACAAGTGGCATTATTTGCTCCTATTTTTCTTCGTTGCCATCAAGCACCCATCCAAGATGTTGAAACGGCTCCATTCTGCGCATTACGCCGTTGATTCGTTCGCTCATTGTACTCGCGATGCGCAACAGGAAAAGCAAAAGTTACGGCAATTGCGTCAGCGGCATCTGGTGAAGCTAACCCGCGCGCCTTCATTTCCTTTTTACCTTCCAAGAAGATAGTTCCCGCCGAGTTGGGCTTCTTCATTGGACCGACCAAATCCGCTTTTAAAAGTCTATCCTGCGGCAAACTAGCCGACTTAAGCCAATCACGCAGGGCTCCCCAAATCTCAGCGCGTTTATTGCCCCACATCACAGGGTTCTTGGCTTTCCAACCAAAGTTCACCCCGCGAACTTTATACTTCTGCTCGGTTAGTCTGTCAAGGATGCCATACCCAAGCCCGCCTTCATCAATCACGGTCAAAGCTGGTCGATACTCTTCAATGGCATCAATAACGTGTCCGACTGTAGTCATGGTATCGTCACCACGAAACCGTTTAATGGCAACAATGTCACGCCCTCGACGCACAGCAATTACTGTGCTGTCCATGCCGCCCCGAGCGGGGTCAACCCCCACAATCACAGGCGCAGTCATGTCCTTGTACTGCGGACGCTTCATGGCGTCATCGACGATGTGAGGACTGATAAACTGGTCTTGTCCGCTCTTGGGGAAATCCCCATAAACTTCAACCCGAGCTTCGTCCGAGTCTTCACCGTACTCCGCAATGATCTGCTCGTAAATCGACTTATCAGTACCTTCAACGGTTCTGGCGTCAATTTTTTCAGATTCCCAAAAATCGCGTTTATTACCGTCCACAGCTTCATAAAAATAGCCTGTGTTCCGTCGTCCGTTGGAAAACGCAAACCAATACCTATCGAGAATGTTTTCAGTAAAGAAGCCCGCTGCAACTGACCAAATACCATCGGGGATACCGCTGGCCTCGTCGAAGATCACCATCATGCCGTCCATATTATGGACACCAGCATAAGCATCTGGGTTTTCTTCACTCCACAGCTTCCCCTCGGCACCCCAATATCGAGTACCTTTCTTAAGGTCACGCTCGACCAGTTCGGTCAACCAGTTGGCCGGGTTCAGGCTTGTAGCCGTGGGTTCCCACCAGTGAGCATTGATCGCCATTGTCACCCATTTAGTCAACTCACCCCACGTCACTTTCCGCAACTGGTTCTCACTGTTGGCCGATACGATGACAGAACTACCTATCCGAGTAGTCAGCATCCACAGGATCAGCCAACTAACCAGTGCGGACTTACCAACCCCTCGACCAGACGAAACAGCCCTGCGCAGCGCTTCAATCAGGTCACCCTCGGTCAACTTACCCCGATTCTCCTTGATGAAGTCTCGGATGCGCCGCAGCGTCCTACGCTGCCATGATCTAGGGGCTTTGAAATGCTCAAGTGGGGTGTTCTTCTGCCCCCACGGAAACGCAAACAACACGAACGCTTCAGGATCGTCCTTGATCGCAGGTGACCACAACTGTGACATCAGCAGTTGCTCCTCCTCGGGACTGTATCTCATTTTCTGCAAGTCACTCTCCCTCGTCCGTCAATCTCGGGGTCACATCCACCACTTCAGCTTCAATCACCCTAGCCTGCGCCTGCGCAAGAGCCTCGGTAATCGAGATTGTTCCACCCACTTCAATCTGCCTAGTTTCCCCGTACCGCTTACGATTGTGTGCGCCCATAAGCCACTTTCGCGTATCAATGCGCAACTTGTCTCGGTTAACTGTGTCATTCGATGTTGGATCAATCGCGCCTATCCCATCAGCAATCTCAAGGATCTCCCCGGCCAAGAACTCAGTGCGCATCTCCTGCGCTTCTTTGAACCGTTCATGGCGAATCGGGTCACGTTTAATCCAGCGCAAAAAATCCTCGTACGACACAAGTCGATGGTCGTCTTCGATGAGGGATTGCAGGGATCGGCCCCGGTAAACGTCTTCAATTACCCGCTCGAATATTTGCTCATATTCGACATGGCGAAGGGCTTTGGACTCCGCAGGGAGCCTTGGGGGTTTGGGGTCTGGGCACGACAGCCAGTTTGGAAGAGATTGATCACTGGCGACAACCGTGCCTACAGGCTGAGAGTTTCCTTGCTCCATAGTGCTGTCGATGTTAGCACGGTTGTTAAATTTGTGGAATACAAGGATTGATTGATTACATGACCCCACTGGGTTTTTACTTTTGAAAAAATTTTCAGAATTCTCGTGGTGCTTACGTAGCCGAACCAGCGACCCAGCGGGCCCTACCCCACCCCCATCAACCCCAAGAATCACAAAACCCAGTGAGTCAAAAACCCGATGGGTAGGCGATAAACAGTAGAACCAATGGGTTTGATTAGATTTTGAGTATCTGGGTTCAATGGGTCATTGGAACCCAGTGGACTAGACACAATGGGTTAATAGTCACCCATTGTTCCCGTGCTTTTGGGTCAAACGTGCTCATGTTCCCAATGAAACGGGAGACAGCGACATAAAAGCCTTTCCCGCGCGCGCGAACCCTTGACTCAATACGATTTTTAAACAGTCTTTTAATCCGAGAATCTTTTAATCGCATGCCCTTATCTTCTAGGCTTGTTGTCACCGTTCTGTTAAACTGCGGGAACACAGACACACTGAAGAAAGAAGAAACAATGAGAAACCGACAAGCAATTGAAGATGCCGTTTACGACGCATTCCCCGCGATGGATATGTCCGAAATTGAGCGTATGGATACGGACAAACTCGAATGGCTTTTGGAAGTACGACAAGGGAAACGTAAAGACCCGGTTGCGATAAATGATCAGAAATTAGGACGCCCGCGCAAACAGAAAACCGGCGTAGTTTGGTCAAAAATTGGCGCGGGTTATGAATTGCGCGACGGTGTGTTGGTTTATGTTGAACACTGGCGCACATCGAACGAAGCCGGAGACGCCGTGCGCGAATATGTGACTGCATGCGGAGATCGGGTTAGCTATGACGGGCGCACCGTTGCAGCGTCCCGACTAAAACACTTTTTACAAACTGGCGAATGGGTGAAGCGAGTGCCTGCACCCACTCGATACCGCGCCCGCGTGCGCACCACTGGCGGGCTGATACACATTGGCTACTTTGCAACCCGAGAAGAACGGGACGCAGCCGTTTTTGCTTACAAACTAGGGATTTTTCCCAATGGGTTAAAATAACCCTTGACATTTGAACCCAGTGGGATATACTTCTTCACATGGCAGCACAAAACGTAAAAGTGACATTAAAGGACCCAACACTATGAAAACCCAAACTATCCACACCTCTGGTCGATATTCAGCATGCGTTCATCCCGTCGCTGGATTAATTGTCCAATCTACCAAAAAGAACGGGGGTGTCCGACTTTGCCCCGATCATCCTCAATTCGAGCAATATCTCGAATGCTTCAAAACCGCAATTGATGCCACTGAAGCGGACGCTATCTGCCGTGCTCTGATTAATCAGTAAAGGAACCATTATGCCGATACCAAAGATAAGCGCCTCGAAAATCCCGCTTGAAGGGTGGGTCGCAAATATATGGGTGGAAACATTAAAACAATGGTTCCCCATGTCAGGTTCACCCGTATTTAAAACGCCCGACGCCGCGTTATGGTGGGCAAGTGACGAATTAAAAAGCTGGCCACCTGAAAAGTAAAGGAACCAACACTATGAATAAACACTCGCAAGGGTGGCGCGAATCGAACACGGAACCCGGGCCACCCGTTATCACTCAAATTATCGGAACACTAGCAACGGCGCTTGTTTTGTACTTTTTCTTTTTTGTTCTTTTTTCTCTGTAACCCGTAAAGGATTAATTATGTCAAGTTGGCATCAAGAAAAAGCCGGTATGCCGGTGTTGTATCACGCTACTTTGTGGACGGCATACAATCCTCGGGGGCACCTTTCTGTAATGCGGTTTTTAACGGCCGAAGAATGCATGCGGTATTGCGAGAAAACCGGCGATGTAGCGCTTCCGCCCACTATTGCAAGGGTGAAGCCATGAACCGATATCTGCCCGTCGAAGGATCGGACCTTCATACCATCGAACCCGTAAATAATGTTTTTCGCGTCGCGGGGATTATCAGAAGTCCTCTTCAATTAATCAGCATCACGTGGGAAGTCGATAACCCGACGGGCAGTGGATCGACCGAGTGTGAAGCATGGCGCGGGCAGTACGAACTTGACAGCTTGATCCGCGCGGGCTACCGCGTATTGAAGGTAACCATTGTTTAAATTATCAGAACACTAGCAACGGCACTCGTTTTGTTCTTTTTTCTCTGTAACCCGTAAAGGCTTAATTATGAAGACCCAGCTTATCAATCAAATAGCAGAAAAGATCCGTTCCTTCGGGTACGACGTTTATTTAAGCAATGACAAGCGGCACGGCTTCTATACCGACGGGAAACGGGTCGTTTCTTTTGGTGGACATTGGAACTTTTTCGTCGACTTCTCGGGCAACTATGCACCGACTAAAACATCCGGTACTGGGTGGGGCATCGCAAGAGAACAATCCGACATCACGCAAGAGCAAGCCGAAAAATACATAAAAGCCAATGCGCCACGGTGGACCGGCAACATAGATCCAATTTACATTACCCCCGAGCAACACTTAAAAACCTACGGCAAATCGAGCGGGTACTCAAAATTTGAACCCGCGACGGTTACCGCGTATTGAATATAACCCTTGTTTAAATTATCGAAGGTTTGACTATGATTGACCTGCTTAAACTGAAAGCCGATGAAGCCGAGCGAATCGCATATTCCGAAGGTTTCACAATGGCTGCGGAATTATTCGCGCGAATCGCGAAACTTGAAGCCGAGCGAGAATCACTACTCGATCAGGTGGACGTTTTGCGATACACGGCGGACGATTACAGAGAATTTTTCAATGCGTGCTTCGACCGATTGTCGGATCGGCACTTCTATCCATCGATCGCATCCGATCACGACAAGCAGCAAATTTTCGATGCTATAGAGCGTGGCGAAAAGCGAGAGACGCAGTAAAAAGATATGACTTGGAAAGTAGAAAGTTTTGTATCTGATATGGGCTACCTTGTACAACACATAGTACCTATTGATGACCTATACGAGCATGTCCTCCTGCCGAGTTGCTGGTGCGATCCAACTATTGACGAGGAAGACTTTATTGCTACCCATAACAGCGCAGACCATCGGGAACAATTTGAAACTAACCAAAGGAAAAAGACATGAAAACACTTATTGCAAACATGAAGCACGCGGCACGCAACCATGAAAGCGTTCACATTGGCGGTGGGCTCTTTTCCCCCGAGGAGTTGCTAGACGCAGCAAAACAATTCGAGGCACTTAAAACAGCGGCGCTTGCAGCACTCGAAGAACCATGCGAAGGCGGCGCGCTACTGCGCCAAGCACTGCGAAGGATTGATGAAAAATGATAGCTGCCGCATGCATTGCCCTGCTCGGGCTAATAATCCTCCCAATAATTTCCGATTTTCTAGACTTATGAATAACGCACAAAACCCCGTTTCAAATAGCTTCGCTGCGCGACTGCTTGAGACAATGCACAGACTGAACCTTAATGAGGCACGCGCTGCAGACTACTTCGGAGTTCCCGTGTTCACTCTTCGCAAGTGGTGCAAAGGTCAACGTGAACCGAGTGCCGTGGCGTTTCGCTTACTCGACGTGCTAGGTATGATCGAGGCACTGGCTCCCGCTCTTCATGAATCGTTTTTACCGCCAGTTGAACAACCAACTCCGCGCAAACGGGGTCGGCAAGTAGTGCAGAATTAATCCAAACCGAAAAATCCGATTACGTGGAGACGAGAAGCAATGACCAGAGATGACATTATCCGTATGGCGCGGGAAGCTGGATTCGTTAACCTCTCAGACCAATATTGGGATTGCACCACGGAAGGCATTGGACGTTTCGCCGCCCTCGTTGCAGAAGCCGATAAAAAAGACGCAGATCGTTATAGATGGTTAAGGGATAACAACGCTAGTTTTTCGTGGAACCCGTCGAAATATGACAAAGAAACAATTAGTGGTTTTGCAGCCTTTGGTACTGGCTATATCGGATTTGAGTTTGAAGCTGCGATTGACAAAGCAATGGGGAAGAAGCAATGACCAGAGATGACATTATCCGCATGGCGCGGGAGGCTGGCATACGAGACTGCACATGTAATGCGGCTTTGGGATGCCTTAAACGCTTCGCCGCCCTAGTCGCAGCTGCCGAGCGTGAGGCTCGTAAGAAAATGCGCGATGACATTGAAAAAAAATTCGACGGGCAAGATTTTTTAGCAGCCATCAGAGCAAGGGAGTGAAAAATGATTGACAAAATTTTCGAGCGCATCCTGAAAGAAAAGCAGGACGAAATTGACCTACTGAAAGCCAAAGAGGCGAGTTCAAATAAAGCGTGGGAAAGGCATGTTAAACAGTACGAAGATCTTGTTCAAGCCGCATTCATGGCGCTGGATAACGACTCTCCAGAGTGCCATTTCCACCTAAAGCAGGTTTTAGTTAAACAGGGCTGGTGCACGATGTGCGAATGCAGTCCATGCGAATGTGAGGGGCAATATGACTGACCGAATTTCCGCGTATGCAATGGCACTGCAAAGCGACATCAACACCGAGCGATTTCAGGTTGTCGAAAACGGCAAACTGCAAACCTATTGGATAGGCACAGTCTACGGCGGTGGAGTCGCTACCGATGCCGGGTTCAAATTCAAAACACCAGAGGAAGCATGGGACAACGCTAGTCTGTTCGTTGAGCAGTGTGCCGAGATAGTTAGTGAGAGACTAAACAAGAAAGGGGAGAGATGACTGACCGAGAACTATTAGAGCAGGCGCTCGATGCGCTACATGTGGCTGTGTCGTGGGGCACATGGCTTCGAGGGTTGGAAGCGGTCGAAGCCTTGCGCGAGAGGCTGGCACAGCCGGAGCAGGAGCCGGTGGCGTGGCGATTCAAGGAGACAAAGAACAAGCCGTGGTCTATTTCAGATGACGGGTATTACATTTCCTGCAAACGAACTAGCGGCTACATAATCGAACCACTTTACACCGCCCAACCACAGCGCAAGCAGCTAACTGATGAGGAGATAGCAGATGAGTGGGAGCACGTAACAGGACACAACATCTCTCACGGCGATAGGCAAGAATGCCGTGCCATGTATATATCGCCAGACGAAGTGACTGAATTCGCCAGAGCCGTCATCGCAAAAGCAACAGGGGAAAAAGAATGAACAAACACACGCCGGGACCGTGGCGCATCGGCAATCTAGGGAGTTACGACGCACATACAGACGAACCGTACAGGAATGTATGGGCCGGTGAGGGTGTTGAAGCAACTGTAGTGGCACAAGCAGTTAGAACCGCAGGAGCGATGACAAATAATGTTGACGAAGACGCCCGCCTAATCGCCGCAGCACCTGATCTACTGGCAGCACTGCAGGGACTGCTAAGAGGCATTTTCGACGGTCCAGACGAGGCAAACGCCGCCATGCTCATCGCCAAAGCGCGAGATGCAGTGAATAAGGCCACGGGGGAAAATTGAACATGTACGAATACAAGGCAAAAATTGAGCACGTTGTCGACGGTGACTCAGTTGACGCAGTGATTGATGTGGGTTTTAAAACAAACATTCGCCAGCGCCTTAGACTGGCTCGCATTGATACGCCAGAGCGTGGGCAAGATGGGTATGCGCAAGCGCGTGATTGTGTAACGTGGGCAGTTCTGAATAAAACGGTTTTGGTTAAGACGGAAAAAACTAGCAAGTGGGGTTACTACCTCGCCGAGATTACGCTGCCAGACGGGCGGAACCTGAGCGATGCACTATTAGAGGCAGAACTAGCTAAACCGTATGACGGGGGGAAGAAGCACTTTTAAACCTTTTCATGTCAAAAAATCCGATAGGAAAAGGTTGATCATAAGTAAAAGCCCGGTAATTCCGGGCTTTTTGTTTACTCGTCATCCATTTCGGCAGGATCGTACCCCTTTACCAGCTTTCGCTCGTACCCTTTCTCGTACGCATGTCGGTAAATGTAATCAGCATGTCTCTGCTTTGCCTTAATGACTTTCTCGCGGTAGTCTTTGAACATGCCAGACAAGCCGGGATTGATCGCCCATGTGACCTTTTTCTTGTGTAGTTCACTCTCAACCTGCACCACCCATCCCGCTTGCTCCAGCACTAACATCGCGTCCATGACCGCTTGGTCCTTCTGCCAATCGGTCTTGCCTTCTAGCGGACGCCTTGCCGATTTTTTCAAAGTGCGCAAGTCGATTGTTTGAACGTCTGAGCTAATTTGAATAATGTAATCAATAACCCATTGATCGAAGTCGTTGGTGATTGCGCCACCCACTTCGCCTAGTGAATAACGATACGCCGGGATCACATAGCCACGAATTAAACTTATGACCCTGTGGACAACATCGGCCTGCACTTGTGGGGCGAATGGGGACTCGATGATGTGGAACAACAGGATCAAACGACCAGCTAGGCCCTCCAGCTTACCGAATGCCGTCATGTACTCGGTGCCACTATCGAGTACACGCTCGTCTTGTTTTGCTGCTTCATACCATGATTGAAACTCACGAAACGTGGTGAACGCTTCAGTAGATAAATGATACGTTTGAGGCGGCAGCGCGTAGGTCAAGCGCAGAGTATTTTCCCATGCTGCCGCACTCGTCATGAACTCGGGGATTGGGTGACCTAATTTCGTTTTACTTCCGCGCAAAACTGCGGGAATGAATCGTTGCAATAGTCCATCTGCTGCAAGGGCTGCTAAGTTTTGTCTGAACACGGTGGGTTGGATATTTCCATAAATCGAAACCGCCAAATTTTCGCAATAGATCGAGCCAGCGCCTACTCGGTCCATTTCGTAATGCTCCGATTCATAACTGACAACCCATGCCGAGCGATCCTCGCCGCTAGTCTTGTCGGTCAACTTGCGCACCCACGAGTTCATCTCGTCGAGGTGGCACAACATGCCACGGGGACGGTCGGCTGCTTGGCGTACCAGCTTCTGACTCGTGATATCGGACACCGTGATCTTAAGCGGCACGGGCTGCGGGGGCATCTCGGGTACTTGCGGGGCTTGATCCGCGCCTAACATTGCCTCGGGGCTGGCTGAGAATTCGAGAAAGGCTTTCTTGGCACTGGCGTATGCCGCTTCTTTACCTTCCCAGTCTAACAATTCTTTACTGTATCGGGGTCGATCCTCCGCTTCGATGTTTTTTAATGGTGACAACATCGGTCGGGAACCGGGGGACTTCTTGTCCGCTGGATCACCAAGAGTCATGAGCCAAAGCACAGGCGGCACACGGAATCCGGGCATAAGTTCAAGCCGGATGCGGGCGTCAACGACTCCGCAAACAGCAGCCAATCCAGCGAACAAAGGGACCAAAGGGTCACAACCCACGCTTTCTGATATTTCCTGTGACCGCTGGCGTAGGATACCGGGCCAGATCGTCAGGTCCATCTCGGGCGGCTTAGGACGCAGGCCGTCCACCACGTCCAACGGTTCCATAACTGGCATCTCGATCTTGCTGAACAACTCGGACGCATCGGGCAGGGGCCGTTGCCACCCGTGCTGCTTGGCAATATGAAATAGCGTTCCGATTTTGACCGCAGACGCTTTATCGGTTTTAAAACTGTTCCACTGACTGAAGATGCCGCCCCGAGCGGGGTACTTAGCGGAAGGCATTGACCACTCATCCCACAACTGCAATGCTTGATCAAGCTGGTCTGTCTGAGTGCCCGCCCAATGTAAAGCCATTCCGACGTTGATCCACTCGTCACGGCTAACGTCGGGGCTGATGTGCTCCAAGGCAGAACGAATTTCGTCCCACGACGCATCCACTGCACCCTCTGTACTGATCGTGCGCTCTTTGTCTTGCGACAACATCGCATTCCATAGATCAAGCAGCGCCTGTGGAATGATTGGTAAACGAGTCCAATGCCCGCTGCCTGCCCAATGATAGGGTTGACGTGTTTCGGGATGAATTGACGGAGGTAAAACATCCTGCACCGTTAATCCACCCGCAGTGGCACACCGTAGTTCGTAAATCGTGATGCCGCTGTGGATGATCTTTTTTGACGGCAATGCTGCACCGAAAGGCATTGCGTACAGTAATTTACCGTGTCCCGGCTTGCCGGAGTTGATAACAACAGCGTCGGGTGCGTTATATAACGATTGCAAATCAATTCCGTGCTGGTCTAGCAGACTGGCGGCAATAATCCAGTTATCAATATCAAGTGCCATTGTGCCGCTGTAAGCGTGCGCCAATCCGATACCAAATCCCGACGATAAATCGGCTTGCGATTGAAGCGCATTTTCTCGAAGGTTCCAACCCGGAGTACGTGGCCCCTTAGTGTTGGGAGGAATCGGGACAAGTGACCAACCATGCCGAATGTAAGCGTCGACAGACGCGGGGTGAGATTGCACTGTCTGAAATGCTGTCATATACTATTCTCGTTGGTAATCAAGGTTGCCATCTCCGTCTCCAAAGTCTCTTCACGGGTTGCCCCGGGGTTCACAAGACCCCGGGGTTTTTCTTTTAGAGCTTGAAGAAATCTTACGTCCATGTGTTGCATTGTACTACGCTTGTGATACACTTACAAGCGTCATCACTTGGAGAAAAACGTGAAACTGCAAACATACGTATTAAACGCCGCAGGTCTTCAAGCAATCAATCAATTCTCAACTAAGTATTCCGTTTGCAAGATTCCGACTGCGCTGCATTATCAAGCGGAGACGGAGCGCAATACCATCATGATGCAGGGTCATCCCGGTTTAATCGCGATCGACAAGATCGTTAGCAAAGACGGTAAAGCGCATGTTTTGTCGCTCAATCCTGAATGGTTTGAAATTAACACGGATGAATGATGTGAAAATTTTCATGCTTGTCGGTTGCATTGTGCTACAAACGTGATACAATACACCCATCAGCACATAAAATTTGATTGCCATGACATCCACTAACAAAGCATCGCATCTGACTGTCCGAGTGGCAGACCTTACGCGAGCCAAATTTCACGAGAAGGCAAGAAAGTTCGGGACACCGAGCGAAATCTTACGTGAACTCATCGACGCCTTTATTGAAGATCGCGTCACCATTAACCCACCTGTAATCAGTAACCCCAAGGAAAAACTATATGTCCCTCGAAGCTAAGATCGAAGCATTGACACAAGCCGTTCAGGCTCTAACTGCACAACTGCAATCTGCTAACGAAACCCCTGTTGCACCTGCACCAGTTGTTGCACATGTACCTGCACCAGTTGTTGCACCTGCACCTGCACCAGTTGTTGCACCTGCACCTGCGCCCGTACCTGCGCCAGTTGTTGCACCTGCACCAGTTATGCCATTACCGCCTAGTTTTGTCACTCCTGCTGCGGCACCGATAGCATCGGGTGCGCCTTTCACTGACGGAAAAGGTCTAATTGATTACGTCATGAGCGCATATAAAACAATGGGTCCACAAAAAGGCGCGCAGATTCAAAACGTCTTGACGGGTTTAGGTTACCAAAACATCAACGATGTGAAGCCTGAACACTATGGTGTTTTGTTTGCCGGTGTTGAACAATTGAAAGTAGCGTAATGACTGCACATGCTCAATTGTCGCCCTCTAAACGGCACCGTTGGGCATTGTGCCCCGGTAGCATTCGCGAAGAGGCGAAGTTTCCCGATCAGCGGAGCGGTCCTGCTGCCGTAGACGGAACCCATAGTCATATGCTGTTAGAACACTGCATCAAAGCGGAACTCGTCGATCCTGTTTCACTGGTAGGTGTTGAGATGGTCGACCACGATGGTAGTTTTGTGGTTGATGCTGATCGGGCATCTCGGGTTAAGGTTGCCGTTGATTACATTCGTGAACGGTCGATGAACGGCATGTTTAAGGTGATCTCTGAAGAGCGCGTTGACCCCGAGTATCTGCTCGGGCGCAGCGATCTGTCGGGTACCGTTGACTGTCAAATCATCGGTCCTGATTGGATTGAGTTGATCGACTACAAAGACGGAATGGGTGTGGTGAGCGCCGAAGGCAACATGCAGCTTGAGCAATATGCGTATGGTGTATTGGCTGGCTACAAACTGCCGATTAACGCCGATTACCCGGCTAAACGTATCATCATGACCATCGTTCAACCAAAGCTAGCGCTTAAGGGAATGAAGGCTGTTGCTTCCTGTGAGCGGGATGTGTACGAAATGCTCATAGGTGCGGGTGCAATCATCATACAAGCTGCTGCAACTGACGCACCAGATGCACCACTTGTGCCGGGTGAAAGTCAATGTAAATTCTGCAAGGCTAAAGGCTCATGCGCCGCCCTTGCCAGTAACGTAATGAAGGAGGTGGGAATCATGTTTCAACCAACCGTAACGCAACCCCTCGATGTCGCACAGCAAAGCGCAGATAAAGACCCTACCACGATGGACGACCAACAGATTCGTCAAATCATGGAGGCTGCTCCGCTCATGCGCCAACTGCTTGAGGGTGTAGAGAAGGAAGCGCTGCGTCGTTTGGAGGCAGGTCAAAGCATTCCCGGTATTAAATTAGTTCATGGTCGCGGTTCTCGTGTTTGGTTACTGTCGGAAGATGAGATGGCCGAGAAGCTGGTCAAGATGGGCATCCCGAAGTCTGCTGTCTACGA